AAGCAATCAAACACATCATCCAACGAGATCAATTGGATGTAACGAGCAGGCACCAGGTATTGACAATGAGAAGGAGATATCTAATGGCAGAGCTGAGAGGATTGAATCTTCCATTTCATGCGATTGGTGAGTATTTTAACCGAGGTCATGCAACAGTAATGCACAATATCAATCAACACAATTGGGCAATTGAGAGTGGTGATTTGTATTACATCACCGTTATCCAAGATGATATCGATGAGCTTCGTGGAAATGCTCATGTAAAAAAAATGCGATTCCTTCGTGATGAGATTCTCAAATGTAAGTCGTACAATCAGCTCAAATCAATCAAAAGGAGAGTGTTGAGGAATGAATATGAGGAATTGTTATCAGTTGAGTAATAAAATAGGTACACAAGTACACATTTTCGGTCATATACTTATACTTATTTAATTATTTTGAGAATCGGAAAAAATAATATTTTCAAAAAATACCAAAAAAACGTGAAAATGTGTACCAAAATCGCTGAAACACTAGTAAACATTGAATTTTAGTAGGTACACATTTAGGTACACATTTAGGTACTAATTGAAAATAAAGTGTATTTTGTTGAGTAATGGAATAAATTACTATCTTTGTTGAGGGGTTGTCGGAGGCATCCACTTAAAAGGTTTTCACTGTTCCTTTCCCCCTCTTTTTTTAACAGTGAACTAAAACAGTATTATGATCGTATCAATTTTTAAGAAGGTAACGGATACCACAAATCCATTCAACAAATCAGCTCTATATTGTCTTGAAAGAATTCGAGATGGTAAGTCAAAGGAATTGGTTGAGCAAATCAGAGCTTGTGCCACTAAGGATGAGCAGAAACAATACAAGAATCAGCTTCCTGGTGTTTGCTTCAATGGAACTTTCAAGAGTCGCTCAGTGAAAGGTATCGAACAAAGGTCCGGATTGATGATATTGGACTTTGACAACATGAGCCATACTGCTGAGGCAATTCAATTCAAGGATTCCTTGATGTTCAACAACTTTGTTTTCAGTGCATGGATATCACCAAGCGGAAAAGGAGTGAAGGCATTAGTCAAGATTCCAACTGAGGGAGATTTCAAAGGTTATTTTGATGCCTTGAGAACTTACTTTGATTCGGACTATTGGGATAGTTCAGGCAGTAACCTTGACCGCTTTTGTTTTGAGAGTTACGATCCAAATATTTATATCAATCAAGATTCAATCATTTGGACTCAACTTGAAGAGCCGGAGATTGAGGAAATTGGCTCGATGGATGTCATGATTCCAATCAAATCGGACAACCGTATCATTGACAACTTGATGAAATGGTGGGAACGGAAGTATGGAATGGTGCCAGGTTAGAAGAACAATAACCTCTTTAAACTTGCAGCTGCATTCAATGACTTCGGTATTCAGAAAACTGAATGCGAGAATGTCATGCTTCGTTTTGATGAAGGAGGGAAAGAGAATGAGATTCGAAAGATAATCAAATCAGCATATTCAAAGACATCCCAATTCGGGACCAGGTACTTTGAAGATAATACCTCAAGAGCGAAGATTGAAAAACACATTCGAGCAGGTAAAAAAACCAATGATATCATCAAGATACTTCCGGAGTTCACTCAAGATGAAGTTGAAAAGTGCGTTGATGCCATTAAGGAAACCGGAAACATTGAGGACTTTTGGACTTATAACAATCAGAATCGAATTCAGTTGAGCATCCATCAGTACAAATTTTGGCTCCAACAAAACAACTTTTTCAAGTATTTTCCTGCTGATTCCAATACTTACTCATTCATTAAGAAGGAGCAGAATCTAATCGAGGAAACAAACGAGAAGAGAATCAAGGATTTCACCCTCAGCTCTCTATTGTCAAGGGAAGAGATTGGATTCCAACCGTATGATTTAATGGCAGGTGCGACAAAATACTTCACATCCGAATTCCTTTCCATGTTGGACAGTGCTCAAGTTGAGATGATGGAGGATACCGCGGAGAAATGCTATCTATATTACCGCAATTGTGCGGTGGAAATCACCAAACAAGGTATATTCAAGCATGAGTATATTGACCTGGATGGATATGTATGGAAGAGGCAGATAATTGACCGGGAATATATTGCTAGTGATCACCATAAAAGTGAGTTTAGAACATTCCTATGGTTGGTAAGTGGTAAAGATTCAGCGAAGTACAACTCATTCAAGTCGGTGATTGGATATTTGATGCATTCATACAAGACCTCAGCGAGTAATAAGGCGATAATATTTAACGATGAAACCATCTCAGAGAATCCGAATGGAGGAAGTGGAAAGGGATTGTTTTGGAATGCACTTGCTAAGTTAAAAAAGGTAGCATCAATTGATGGAAAGACATTTGAATTCACCAAAGGATTCCCTTATCAAACTGTTTCAACGGATACTCAACTCTTGGTATTCGATGATGTGAAAAAGAACTTCAACTTTGAGAATCTCTTCTCATTGATTACTGAGGGAATCACATTGGAATACAAAGGCCAAGATGCCATCAAGATACCAGTGAACAAATCTCCCAAAATTATCATCACGACCAACTACACGATTGGTGGAGTGGGTGGCTCATTCGAGAGAAGGAAGTTTGAAGTGGAGATGAGCAACTATTTTGGTCACACACGATCACCATTGGATGAATTCGGTCATATGTTATTTGATGATTGGAATGATGAGCAATGGATTATGTTTGACAATTTCATGATTCAATGCTGTCAATATTATCTCAAGAATGGATTGGTATCTCATGAGTTCACCAACCTGGATGTGCGTAAATTCATCAAGGAAACTTGTTTTGAGTTTTACGATTGGTCCAATGATGGGAATCTTCCTATCAATGTACGGTTGTACAAAGACGAGCTTCATGAGGCCTTCACTAATGAGTATACTGATTATGCTAAACTGAGCAAAAAGAAATTCTCTCAATGGCTGAGTATCTTTGGACATTATCATGGGCATCAAATCACTGAGAATAAAACAAACAACCGGAGATGGATTGAATACGGAAGGACCGATAAAACACCAAGTGATCCGGATGATATTTGGGATGAGTTAAACGATAAAGCAAAGGAGATATGACCAATTTAACATATGCTATTGATAATGAAACAGAATATTTAACATATAGAATGTTATTAAAGCCAATGGATTTTGAAGAATTAATACCTAATTCTATTCATTTAATTAATGGTAAAATATATCAGTTTGTTATGACCCCAACTATTGAAATAGATTTTGATAATGGAATATATGAATGCTTTGTAATATTTAAAAAAATAACAAAATGACCAAACAAAACAAAGAACGAATCAAGGACCTAGAACGAGCTCTCACCAGGGCGAAGTATCCGAAGATGCCATACATCGATTCATTCCTCACCAATTGGCAGGATAACTCAGCGAATGCACTCACTAAATCAATCTGCGGATTCCTTCAGATGAGTGGATGCCAAGCAGAGAGAATCAATACGATGGGAGTGTATCGCAAAAAGTACCGCACCGATGGAGTAGAGATGGGAGGACAATGGACCAAAGGAACGGGAACACCAGGTTCAGCAGATATCTCGGCAACCATTCGAGGACGATCAGTCAAGATTGAGGTGAAGTATGGGAAGGACCGCCAATCAGATGCACAAAAAGTATATCAAAAAATGATTGAAGATGCTGGAGGAGTGTACTATATCTCAAGAACTTTTGATGATTTCATTGAATTTTATGATGAATTTATTGCCAATCTAAAATAGTTTATTATCTTTATTGAAATTTAACACGCTAAATAATGGAAAAGAACACGAAAACAGTCGCAACGCTGTATCAAAAGTTGCACACTGCTAAGCAGCAAATCGGAAAGGTAGCAAAGAATGCTACGAATCCACATTTCAAAAAGTCATATGCCGACATCAATGCACTGCTCACCGCAGTCGAGCCAATTCTATTGGAGAATGGATTGATATTGCTTCAGCCAATTGTTGGAAATGATGTGGTGACGAGAATTATCGACATCGATTCGGGTGAGATGGTTGAGTCATTTATGACCTTGCCGATTATAACTGATCCACAAAAGGTATTGAGTGCGGTGACTTACTTCCGAAGAGGAACATTGCAATCACTTCTGTCACTTCAAGCAGTGGATGATGATGGAAAGGCAGCATCGATTGCAGTCGCACCGGTTAAACCTGCTCTTGACAATGCGAGATTTGAATCCGCAGTGGCATCCATTAGTGCAGGAAAGTACACAAAGGAGCAATTGATTGAGAAATGGACATTGAGTGAGGTACAACTTAAAGCATTAGAAGTATGAAGTGGCATCCATCCTCCATCGGCAAATTGATGACCAATGGCCGAGGCAAGAATGAAATGGGACAAACTGCGAAGAGTTACATCAAGCAGATTGCAAAGGAGAATTTCTACGGTTACCGAAGTGAAATCAACAATAAGTACATCCAAAAAGGATTGATGCAAGAGCAAGATTCGATTGACCTAGTTAACACCGTGCGATTCGAAGGATACATCAAGAACACCGTGCGAATGGTTGACGAGCTGATGACCGGTGAAGCGGATATCGTAACTGATGACCTAATCATCGACATCAAAACATCCTGGTCATTGGATACCTTTCCAGTGATGGCAGAGGATGGATACGATGCAATCTATGAGTGGCAGTTGAGAGCTTACATGAGGTTATACGACAAACCTAAGGCAGAATTAATCTATTGCATGGTGACAACATCCAACGAACTACTAAACGAGTGGGAGAACTTATATATCCATCGAGTTGACCATATCGCACCGGAGAAGAGAATCACCGTACTTTCGTTTGATCGTGATGAAGCGAAGGAGCAAGAGATGGTTGAGAGATTGGAATTGTGCACTGAGTATTATAATGAGTATTATAAATTATTAGAAGCGAAATGAAAATAACAATAGAACAATACGAACATAAGATTATTCACGAAGTACCTCATAACGATGTAACTCTAGACGAAGCTTTACAAATGATTGAAGGACTTTTAAAAGCTACTGGATATTCTTTCAGTGGGAATCTTGAGATAGTGGATGAGTGGGTAGATAATGATGAAACCTTTAAAGGATAAGTCCCAATTTTTACCACATATCTTAAATAGAAATGATAACTAAACAACAAGAACAATGAAGATAATTAGCCTTTACCCAAGCAATGATGTTTACCAAGTGGTAAGTGAAGATGAATCAAGTGTTCACTTTCAAGGTAGCAAGGAAGATTGCATGAGATATTTACTTGAACAAGAACTAATTAAAAACGGAATAATTTAAACAACAAGAACAATGAAAGAGAAGATATACGCAATCATTACTCTTATTATCATGGCGATATCATTGACATTGGTTGGTACCGCCATCGCATCGCAGATATTTAAGGGAGCTTTCTAAGTAGTAACTTACCAAATAGTAACATAAACAAAACAAATACATGGAATTACAAGTAAAAGGCATAATCAAGATGATTGAGCCAATCAAACAAATCAGCGACAAGTTCTCAGTGAGAATGTTTGTCCTAACCGTAGCCAATGGAGAGTATCCTCAGGATGTAATCTTCCAATTAGCTCAAGACAAGTGTAAACTAATCGAGAACTATTCACCTGGTATTCCAATCACCGTGAAATTCAATCTGAGAGGTCGTGAGTACAACGGGAAGTATTACAATACTTTGGATGTGTGGAATATTAACTCAATGCCGGTAGTTGATGAGAGCTTTGACGATTCACCTTTCTGATGGGGAAACCATTCGTGACTTCATCGATAGAGAGGTGAGGTCACGAGTATCGAAAAGATACAAATTAGCACATATCGCTGAAGATATGGGAATCACTTACCTTCAGTTGTGGAGATTCTTGAAAGGTCATCCAGTGAATGAGGAGTTCTATATCAAATTTTTCAAGTATTATGAGAGATAGATACTTCATTGCCTATGTTGGCACCAAGAATGAGAATCCCCACATGATCATCAACCGATTTCAAGATGTGTTCAGTGGGATGAACGTCAACTATTGCATTGTGTTAACGATGGAAGATGATGAGGTATATATCGAAGAAGTTGATGCAGCTGCATTCGATGAAGTTAAATTTAAAATGAATTGAGATGAAAAAAACTAACAAACAACTCCAGAACTTATATGACTTTATGGAGATAATGATGAATGAGATTAATTCAAATACCAAGCAAATCTTTGCTGAAGAGCTGAGAACATTTGGTGCAATGCTTGAGGAAGTGGAAATCATCCCCGAGGAGAAACCAATCAACACCGATCCAATCGTAATGAAGGTCATAACCAAGTATTATGAACGTTCCGAGATGGGAATTAAAAAATATGGCACCACATTGGAAAATAATTACTTACCTTTGATTGATTGGTTGAATCATCTCCAGGATGAATTGATGGATGCAACCTTGTATATTGAAAAATTAAAGATATGACTTACCTAGCTTCACTCGCACTCAGTTGGTTCCTGGTATCATTCGAGCCATTACAGTTGTTATGGGATAACATCGCGGTGCGAATCAGACCGAATCACTTGGTCAACTACATCCATGCCGGATTTGGATGTTGGAAGTGCATGAGCTTGTGGTCCACATGGATTATCACCGGTGACTTTATTCAGGCAACCATCGTTTCGTTTATTGCGTTTATCATTGAGGAATGTTTAGCGAAGCTCAAGTAAAATATATCAATGAGATTATCAGGTCAACTGATGCGTCTAAGTATGCCAAGATTACGCTCAAAGCACTGTACCGGATATACGATGAGCACACCGGAGAGATTACAACCGATTGCTTTTGTGCTAGGACAGTGAGGAAGATATACTATAAGCAATTCATGGAATGGTATGAAGCGAACACTTGACCGATATATCTCAAGGCACTATGATGAGGTGAGGACGTACACTGAGTATTTCCTCGCTAAATTCAAAGCCAACATGATTGCCGATGTGGTTATCAACAATAGTTATCTTTATGTGGCAGAGATAAGTGATGATACAAAGGATGAGAATAAGGTCAAGAGCTATTTATTGAATACGATTAAAAAGCAAATATTGTGGTCAACTTCAATCAGTCAACTCGAGGAGAGAGTGGGTGCCAATGAGCTCGACATTCCAAATGACTGCGATGATGAGGAGGATTTGGAACATAAGATACGAGAGGAAAAGAAATACCATGACCACAAGTCATGCATTGAGATATACAAGAGAGAGGTCAAGGATAGAATCAAGTTGATAATCTTTGAGGCATACTATGAGAAGGGATACACAACCGCCAGGTCAATGGCCAAATACTTTGACATTCCTGTCACCTCAGCTCATTACTATATTAGGGATATTAAACACGATCTAAATAAGATAAAAGATGAGAATAAAAGCAGAATACAAGGGTAAAACTATTGTCAAGCATACAACGGTTAGAAACATAATCGTAGTTGTTGATAATATAGATGTATCAAAGTACAAATATTATGTGTCAATTGGCATGGGATATTTATTTGAGAAGGAATCAGAAACAACAACTGCACCGGAGCCAATCAAATATGAGGGCATCGAGCAGGAAGTGAGTGCAAAACCGATTCCAAAGAGAAAAAGAAGAACTAAACCAACACCAGGGAAAGGAGAAGAATAATGCCAAAACAAAAGATGCTAACTGAGGAAGAATTCGAAGCTCTATTCATTGAATGGAAGCAATTCATTGAGAATAATCCAATCAAGAAACAAGTGTTTGTTGGTAAGGATGGAAGGCATGATTACGAGCTGATTCCAAGACCATATACCTTGGAAGGATTCCTTAACTTTGCTGAAGAGAAGGTTTGTTTAGTTCATCAATACTTTGAGAATCGTGAAGGGAGGTATTCAACATACGTGGATATCTGTACACGCATTAAGCGAGTAATCCGTCAAAATCAAATTGAGAACGGGTTGGCAGGGCTTTACAATCCATCCATCACTCAACGCTTAAATGGACTTACTGAGAAGTCGGACATCACGACCAATGGAAAGGACATTAACGAAATCAAGGTGAACATCATCAAGCCGGATGACAAATGATATAATCGATATGATGTGCCAGGTGGTTGAGATGTACATCCATTCCATCAAGGGGGTGAAGGTTAGAATCAATCGAATGGCAGTTATGAGTGACCAAAGACAATTCAGTATGTTGGCTCACTGTTATGAGATAGCAAATGGAAATAGATAGCACCGTTATCTTTGAGAAGAACTACTCAGCTCTCCAGGATAAGGATGTACGTTTTATAATTAATGAGGGAGGAAGTAGGTCATCAAAGACATATTCCCTTTGTCAAATGATAATTGTTTACTCTCTCCAAAATAGGGGGAAGGTTACCTCTATTATAAGAAAAACGTTCCCGGCACTCAGAGCAACAGTCATGCGAGATTTCCTTGAGATCATGAAGATGATGGACTTGTATGACGTCAATGCTCACAATAAGAGTGAACACATCTACACATTCCCGAATGGAAGCATCGTTGAATTTTTCTCAGTGGATGATGAGCAAAAGATACGAGGAAGGAAACGCGACCTCGCATGGTGTAATGAGGCCAATGAATTATTCTATGATGACTTCACTCAGCTCAACATGAGAACTGAATGGAAGCTCATATTCGATTACAATCCAAGTGAATCAGCATCCTGGTTGTATGAGCTACCTAAGGAGGAGAGCATCCTCATCAAATCAACGTACCGTGACAATCCATTCCTGCCCGATTCCATCCGTAGACAAATCGAGGACCTCAAGCGGACTGATGAGTCACTGTATCAAATTTATGCACTGGGAGAGAAGGCAATCTCCAAATCCAACATCTATTCGAATTGGACCTTCGTGAAGCATCGACCTGCAAGATTCGTAAACTACGTCTATGGACTTGACTTCGGTTACAATCACCCCACTGCTCTCATGCGAGTGTATTGGTGTGAGGATGACATCTACATCGAGCCGGTGATATACGAGAGCTACCTCACTACCACCAACCTCATCGAGCGATGTGAATCATTGGGAGTTGAAAAGAACATCACCATTGTAGCGGATTACGCTCGACCGGAGATAATCGCGGAGATGAACAATGCAGGATACGATGTGCAGAATGCGAACAAGGTGGTGAAGAAGGGAATCGATAACATCAAGACCTTCGGCGTGTTCTGCGAGGATGAGTCCAGGATTAAGAAGGAGTACGAGAATTACAAGTGGAAAAAGATTGGCGACCAAATCACTGATGAGCCGGTAAAGCTATGGGATGATGCTATGGATGCGGTGCGATATGCCGGTACCTACATCCGAAAGGAATACTATACCGATGACTCATACTTCGCCTTCTAAACAAAAGAGGTATTTTTGTTAATATATATATGGCATTTAGAACAAAGAAAATATCGCAGATGGATCCGAAAGGAGCCAACCTTGCATCGACCGATTTATTGGAGATATCTCAATTGGTGAGTGGGAGCTATGTAACCAAGTCAATCACTGGAGCTGAAATCATTTCCGGTGCGACAACGGGATTCGTCCCAACATCACGCACCCTAACAATAAACGGAACTACACAAGACCTATCCGCAGATAGAACATTCACGATATCTACGGGAATCACAATCGGTACGACTGCAATCACTTCGGGTACTGTTGGACGTGTATTGTTTGAAGGTACGGGGAATGTAGTGAGTGAATCGGCAAACTTGTTTTGGGATAATACGAACGGAAGGTTGGGGATAGGGACGAGTTCACCCGAATCAAAAAATCATGTTTTAAGTACCGATTCTAATACAATTCAATTATTAGAAAAAACAAACGGACCTACAACTTCATTATCTATTTTAACATCTTTAAGAACTACCTTCGCGACTGCACCATCCAACAACGCGGGACCCGCATTAACTTTCGATTTGAAAGTGGGGGCTTCTAATGCCGTTTTAGGATATATCAACACCGTAAGATGGAATAACAATGCAGGTGGTTTAATGCAATTAGCTACAAATGCTAATGGAGTAATTGAGCCAAAATTAAATATCTTTCCTAATGGTAATATCTTAATTCAAGGTGGAGGAGTAACCACAGACGCAGGATTCAAACTTGACGTTAATGGTACTGCGAGGGTGAGGGGAACGGGAACGACATCTGCAACAACTGCATTAACAATTCAGAATAGTGCGGGTGCAATTAGTTTAAGAGTAACTGATGATGGTAGCGTAACTAATTACGGAAAAAATGCAATAACAACAAATACTGCTTTTGGTATTGGTGCTTTAATTAAAGTTACATTTGGTAGTTTAAATAGTGCATTTGGTCAAGATGCATTAAATGGCAATACGGGAGGTCAAGCAAACAATGCTTTTGGTAGGGAATCTTTGTTATCAAATACAAGCGGTAATTTTAATGCGGGATTTGGTAATCAAGCTTTACTAGGAAATACAACGGGAAGTTCAAATAGTGCTTTTGGTCTTTTTGCTTTATCAAGTAATTCAACGGGAGCAAGTAATTCAGCTTTAGGTTACAACACACAAACGGGAAATTTTAGCGGAAGTGTTATATTAGGTCGTGATGCTGTTGCCAATGGAGCAAATCAATTTGTTGTAGGTAGCACGGGAACAAATGCAGGATTAGTTGACACCGCAGTAGTAGTACCCGACAAAAGATGGAAAGTAAAAATAAATGGAGTTGATTATTACATAGCTTTACAAACAATATAAAATGGAAACAACAAAACAAGAATTAGGCATTGAGCCAATTCCAACAACAAACGGAGTAGCGATTCAACCAATCGTATACCCACTAAACGAAGGTACTGCGACACGATTGAGCGTACTTGTATTGAACTTCGAAACGACTGCGGTAACTTGCACAACGTATTGGCAATTACTAACCGAGGAAGGAAAGCAATTAAGTCAAGGGAACTATACCTTGACTGAGGAGCAATTCTTAACTTGGGGAACTGATAATTCAGTCGTAAATGAGTATGTCGCTGAAGCAATCGGAGTAGTAATCATCTAAAACACGGACAAATGTTAACATTAAACGAAGAACAAGTAAAGCAATTAGAAGCAATCTTAAGTGAGTTACCGATGAAGTTCGGCGTACCAATTTTGAATATCTTAAACGAAGCGAGTAAACCAAGCGAAGAATGAGTCAAACAACCATTGCATCACCTCAGGCATTCAGTCCTGCATACAATCCTTTGAAGTTCATCATTGATTCAACCAATAAGAACAACACTGGATTCAAGTACATAT